TCAACCAGAATACAAGGAACAATTATAAACTCCACTAAAGGTTCTGGGGGAGCGGAAGCCGAGTCTGTAGCCAAGGCAAAGAGGTACGCTCCAAACTTCTTCAAGGCGCAGTACAGAGCCGTTACTGGAGAAGACTACACCACACTAGCAAATACCTTCATAGGCACAGCAGGGACCACTGCAAAGGCTATGGCGACCCTTAGAAAATCTGGCGCGGCTGCGAATGTCGTAGATATTTTTGTACTAGCAAAAGCGTCTGATTTACAAGTAGAAAGAGCATCCATTGCTTTCAAAAAAGAGCTTCAAGATTATTTCAAGAAGTATAAAATGCTTACTGATGAAGTAGTTATAAATGATGGCGTAGTCCGTACTATAGACATCAATGCTACTCTTTTTATAGACTCTGCTAAAACATCATTTGAGGAATCAATTAAACAAAAAGTCGCAAACAAACTAACCGAATACTTTAATGTGGATAATAGGGATTTTGGACAATCACTTTCCTTAGCCGATGTTGTAGCAGAAGTTATCTCTATTCCAGAGGTGAGGTTTTTTAGAATAAACAACATCCCATCTGATATATTTGTAAACTACAACGAACTTATTCAACTAAACAACTTTGAGTTACAAGTAGAGGTAGTATAAAATGAGCAGCAGGGATAAAAGAGATCAAGAACATTTTCGTTCCAACTATATTGAAGTTGTTGAACGAAATGTTCCTGAATTTTATGGGGAGAAAGAGTACCAACTATATGGGGAGGAAAAAGATCTTTCTTATATTGTACTGAATAGCTTGTTGAACGCAACTTTTCAAGCAAGCTCTTACATCCCCCTTCCTGACAATTTCTCTGCCCCTAGCTCCTTCTTCAAATACTTTAACCCGGAAAGTAAATCCACACGGGTTAGCCCTGATGACTTCTCAAGATTTGTGTTGAAGCCATTAGGAAAGTCTATCTCAGGATTCCGAAATAAACAGGAGTTTGAGGATTTCCTTTTGGCTTCGGCACTTCCCCTAATCGAACTAAATAATGTTGACGCTACTTTCGCTCAAGGGTTCAGTGCAAATGTAGACTTAGATAAAAACACGGTAGCACTCGTAGAAGCAGAGCTTTTAAACAGGCTAGGGTGGGTCTACATTCTCAACACTAGTGGAACTCAAGCTGGAGTAGGTTACGATTTAAGTAGTGTTTTGTTTTCATCTTTGTCTGACAAAATGTATTACGGTAAGGAGTATACAGAGTTTGACGGAGTAAAAGATATCTTTGAATACTTGTGGAGAAACAGGGAGGACTCTGGGTTCTTGACGGATAAAATTGATGATTTCCTACCTTACCCGTGGAATCAACCAAATAGTGTTCTCAGCGCAAATGTAAATACTTCTGGAGAACTAGCTCTTAATAGTCTACATACAAACCTAAAAGTTTGGGTTTCTCCTGATGAAACCCAAGCCTCTAGATTTGATGACCTTTTATCAGACTCTCTTGTAGGAGTTATCCAAAGCAGACGAGAAACTGCTGGTCCGTTTAGTAAGTTCTTACGCGCCCTAAGCTATGGTATTTATGATGTGGATATCCTTACGCGGGATATCAAGGATCTTCTTGATATTGAAGAGTGTCCCGAAGAGTTCCTTGAGTACCTTGCAAGCTATCTCGGATGGGAGTTCCTAACTGATAACAAAGATACTTGGAGGTCACAACTTCGTGGAGCCATTTACGCTTACAAAGCAAAAGGAACAAGAAACTCCATTGAGTATGTTATAGGTCTTTTTGTTCCATCCTCTCTCTTTAGTATCTCAGACCCCACTAGTGGGCTACAAGAACTGTACGAGTCCTATTTACCAAACCTCATCTATTATATGCTAAAGACGGAATCTCCTCTTAGGAAGGAGCAAGATATTATTCCTATCCTAAATGGATGGGCGGATAAGCTGTTTAGTTTAGACCAAAGCTATTCCTCGATTACTTTAAACTATGATTCCAATAATTATGACAATACTCTTAGATTTTTAGTTGACGCAATTCTTGAATACTTGCACCTGAAACATGAGATTATTACTATAAATAGAAAAGATTATAAGGAGTCAGATTTTTGGATTGCACAAGAGGCTACGGGAAAAGCTCCAGGGTATCTTCATAGAGGAAAGTTATGTACCGTTCCACCTTGGGAGGATTCAAGATTCTATCAAGAGGCTTCCATTAGGAGGATATACCTTGAAGATATTAGCTCCATCATGGTAAGAGAAAAAAATGCTTTCGGCATGGGTATTAGCACGACCGTAGCTTCCGATTTCGTAAGCTGGGTTCTTAGCGCACTTTACCCTTCTGTTGACGCTAACCTAGCTCCTGGGTATGGAGCAAATAGTGGGTTTAAGTTTTTTACGGCAAATCCTGAGTTACCAATAAACTACCTAGCCGTTATTGAACGAGGCGAGCTTGATGCCACAACTATGTTTGATTATTGGAATAGTAAATCTTCAGAGGTACATATCAAGATGCTTGCTACCAGCATTGATTTTGAGTTAGATGAGGTGTGTAGATAATGGCAAATCGTCTAGGTAAAAAGTTTATTCCAGCTTTAGGAGGAATCCTAAAGTCATTTACTCCTTTCCATACTATTGTAAAATGGTTCCTCGGCTTGGATTTTGAAGAGGACTATACGGTAAGTGGTGACCAAAGTTTATTTATTGACCTTTACCTCAACGATACAGGGGAGGGATTTCAACAAAGTTTCACTACCTCGGCGTTTCCAGGAACCAAGGGAACTGGTATTTATTCAGGTGTAGTTGGAGGAGCCTTCAACCCAAAACAAGGAAGATACCTTCCATCTGCCACTCTACTCGATGATGGTTATTTTTGGTCATCCACAAGTACCACGAATAAAGAGGTTCCTAATGCTCCTAGAAATATCGGACGAAGAAGAAATCTACGCTATCTTCTTCCCTCTGGTCCTCTACAAAGAGAGGGAAAAGCCCAGCCTATTGGCTCGGACTTTATGATTCAAAATACTTTGTACGGTCAAGATTACTCGGGATTTGTTCCAAAGGGGTTTTCTTTTTCCGGGCAAAACTTCAAGTCCACCACTGGTGAGTTCTCAGGAGTATACAGGTATGAACTAAACGATACTTATACCTATGAGGGTATTGTAGCTTCATCTTTCTTTCCATCGAGAGGAGTTCCTCCTTTTACCGATATAGATAACTTCGGGGTAGACACTCTATCATCTATTCCAGCTTACAGGGATTTTTTCGGTGCAAACATACGAAGAACTATCCTTCGTTATCTCATAAGAAAGGGGGCGGAGGACAGGAGGTACTGGAACTTCTCTGAAAAAAATCTAGAAAACTTTAGATTTGGAAGGGGCTTGAATAAACTGTATAAGGACTATGTTGTAGATTTTGAAAAGTCCTTGAGAAATTTTGTTGGTTTAAAATACAAGTATGAAGGTGGATACAATGTTATTGCCCACGCATATGGTCCTATTCTTTTCAATCATAACAATAAGTTTGAAGGGAAAATCTCTAATGAACAAAGTAAACTTGCGTTTGAAGGACTTGGAGCCGAAACTATTTCAGGGGAGTACCCTCAATGGTCTGCGATAGCCCACACTAAAGCCGCTAAAGGGGAGATTTACGCTAAGGATGATAAGCAAGAGTTTACCCTTACAGATCCAAATATCTCTTTAGAGTCTTATGGAGCATACGCAAATATCATGGACATCCTGGAGTTCCCAAACAAGACGATATACTCTAACGATTCCCTTGTGTCGGGTATTTCCGTAATAGGGCAAAACACAAACAGTTTTGCTGTATTCAACCAAGAAAACTCCCCATACAACGCAGACTTTGCTGGGGATAACGGAATCACTTTTTTCAAAAGACCCAAAACTAATGATCCTTTTGATGGAATTATAGTTCGGTATCCAATAGATGGATATGAGAACAGATTTATCAACGGAGGTTTAGAGCTTTCTTCTCTTGATAGCGTCTCTGTGGCAGACCCATCTCTTTCCTCTATTGCAGGGTGGAGTTTGCGTGACATATTCAGAACCCCAGACTTCAATAAGTTTCGGTCAGGTATTGCCCCGCTACCCGCCACGATAAGTGAGGTTTCTGTTTTTACGGAGAACCAACTAACTCCGTCTTCTGTTAGAGGCGTTGAGTTCTTTTTCTCTGGAGGTTTAACTTCTGGAGTAGGAACTAAAACTAACGGAACTTTATACACGGTAGCCTCTCCTCGCGTCTCTGAGTACCCAAGAAATCCAAACAGGTTTACTTTGTTTGAAGATCATAAGTTGAGTCTAGAGGCTAGTGCTAACACTGTCAACTGGACTCCGTATTTTGGAGTAATAAACGAGGCTAGAAGAGAGGCGTGGAACTATCAAACATCTTCATGGGATAGCATTGTGGGGGTGGATACTTCTGCCTATCCTTTGACCCCTATGAGTGTTGTTGGAACCCAAAAAGCCAACGAGTATCAAACTTGGAGTTATGATTTGAACTTGTCGGCAAACATAGGAAACAAAGATTACACTAACGACCAAGTATCCTTTCTTATTCATCCAGTAAGTACCGGGGGGCAAGCTCGCGCTAGAATAAAAAACTTAGGCTTGTACAATAGAATGCCAAAAAGAAACAGGCTTCGCCCGGAAAAACACTACCGTGGACAAATTGTAGGAAGGGTTGCACGAACTTTCGTACAAAGTGTACCCGAAACTCTTTTCCTAAGAGTCCGAACTCACTATCGCCCCCTTGTCGGGTATGGATATGAAGATAAACAAAGAAGTTTTTGCTGGAACTTTAAAAACAAGTTCTGGGAGGATGTGGATGCAAAGAACACTGATCAATGGTTTGCCCTAGATATGACTCCAGATAATCAAAGTGTTTCTAGTACATTCTATTTTAGCACAAGAAATGACAGAACTGATTTGAAGTATAAGTCTCTAGCCGCGACTGAATACTACGATCTAGCCGGACCAGTACACGATAAAAATACGGCTTACTATGTGGAGATAGCAAAGCCATACTACACTAATGATTTAAATGCTGCAACTCTAGAATCTGTAAATATTATAGACATGGAATACGAACAGGCAGTGGACGGATATGAAAAAGAGGATTTATTTCCTGTTTTCAATTATTTTGATGATCTTTCTGTAGGTTCCCACTCTAGAGATGCCTTTAATAGCAGCGGAACTTTCTATGTTTCTGGAGGTTCCCGCTCGGAAGGCTTAGAATGGTTTGGAGGTTCACACTCTGCTGTGGATGGAATCTACACTTTTGAGGAGAATAAATAAGATGAAAGGTAAAGTTACGCTTATCAAGACCGACATACATGGAAATGATGAAGTTCTCTTTCAAGAGAACAACATGATTGTTGATGGTATGCGTAAACAGATCGCGGATTACCTCACCCACATCCCCAACACTTCCTCTACATCACCTGAGGACTGGGACATGGTTAGTTCCTATCTTCATCAAGCGGTATCAATTTCCCCGGCAAGAGATTACTTCGATCAAAAGGACTCAATGTTTTGGACGGCTTCTGCATTAACAGATACCTCCGCATATACATGGAGTCTTCTCCCTACTACTACAACGAACTTCCCTTCAGTAAATCATCTGTTCTCAGGAAGTAGAAATAATCAGTATAAGTATACTGACAGTAAGGATTTTGATATTAGTGAGTGGGATGTAGATTCTTTTAGAGGTGGAAAGTTTACTACCAAGACAAAACCCTTCGGAACAGGAAATAGAACTGTTCACAGATTTGAATACGACACCGGAGATGCAAGAGTAGTCTTTCGTAAGAAGCTAAACATAAAGCTAGGTAATGAGTACAGGTTTGTACACGAAGGAAAATCAAGTGAGGGAGTAACTATCTCCATGCGTATCGGAAGAGGTGGCGAACGCCCTGTTGAGTATTATGACTTCAACACGGAGAAGTTCGTACTTGGAGGAGCAGGAAAAAAAACCCCGGCAAAGGAGATCTCCTTAAAAAGCTACTTTAGTTCCGATGATGTACATTTCGTACTAAAAGGAAACTCCATAGACCAATCACTAGAGAAGTATACGAACTACTTCCTAGAAGTTGTAACTCCCTCTTACGCCTACGAACAAGAAGATTTTTTCCAATATAGGGACAACCCTAATCCTTTTGTAGAGATTGTTAGGGTTGAACTTTTTTCTGGGGAGGATTATATTCTTCGTAATCCCAACTTCTTGGAAACTCAAAGCAAGTTACTAAATAACGAGTTTCGGTTCTTCAATAACTTCACGGAGAAGGAAGTACCTAACCCATCTGAGTGCGCCCAACTAGGAATCGTAAATTTTGTTGGGTGGGAAAATAAATCTCCCCTCGCAGACCAAGAGTCTCCTCAGGATTCCCTCGGGAAGTACGGATACGCCAGACAATATAACGAACTCTTTTCTATAAAAGGAGAGGGTCAATCATACAGTGGTATTGTAGGCACTCGCGGTGTGCTTTTATCTACTTCCTCTGTTGATCCTGAGCAAGACGGATACGCTCAAATTTCACAAACGCAGTTCTTAAGCGTAGATAACGAGTTCGCTTCCCCTGGTTTAGATATACGAACTAATATAGATGAAGCCTACGGACTAGAGGATGCAAACAAATCATACATTCTAACCTTTGATGTACTTGCAAAGGGGGAAGACTCTGATACCATAGGCGATATTGATGTTGTTATCTCTAGACTAAAAGATGGGGCAACCTATAAGGTTGATACTGAAACTAACACAAGGACATACGCTTGGGATTCAGTAAGACGAGCTTCAATACCATTCCCCGTAACAAAAAATGCATGGACTAAAGTTTTTCTTCCAGTAGTTTTTGATGCTGAGTCACGGGGAGAGTATTCTGTTACTATTCGTGCTAATGGAAGAACAAACGCTGACGGCTTTATTGATTACTACATCAAAGACTTTTGTTTTGGTGAGCTAGAAGGATGGGATTTATTCCCGCTAAACTTTTCCGCGATAGGAGCGTTCAACTATGACGGCTCTTCTAACTTCAACTTTAACACCAACCCCATTCAGTTTTCTGCTGCCACAACCTGGGACTCTAATGCAGACTACAATGCATTTTCCAGTACAATTGTAAATCCTAAAAGGGCTGGTAAACAACAGATAATCTCCAGGTTTGGAGGGCTTCAACCTCAAAAAGCATACAATATAGCAGTAAAATATTCTAACGAAACCCAAGCATCTGCTATTGATCTTACTCTAAAAGCATTCGCCAGACCGAATAAGAAAAGAAATCTAGCTTCAAACTGGCTAACCTGGGATTCTCCTGGAGTTTGGAGTGGAACAGGCGTATCACAATTAAACCCACTCAGCAATGATAGTATTCCAGGTGGAGCCAAGGTTTACTACCCTAAAAATGTCCGCGCATTTGAAAGTGACGCAACAAAAGCTAACGATACCTGCATCTTTAAAACTGGACTAACTCAAAATATTTTAAGGTTGACCGAGAATTTTGCGGTAAACGCAAACGAGTTCGGCAGTGTTTCCATTGAATCTATTCAAAGAGATTTGGATACATCTGGGTATGTTTCTTTAGGCATCCTTCAAAATGTGTTTGGGGATAAGTTCTACCAGTACAACTGGGTAGATTCAAAATGGGATGCAATTACAAACAACTCCGATGTAGATTTTGGCTCAAGTAATCCTCTATCCTCTTTGTATTACAAACCATTTTACAATGATGACAGGAACTCATTTAAGAAGACTGACCTTGGAGTTGTACCTGTTAGGGAGAAGGATCTTGGGTTTGTCACTAAAAGAACCACTAAAAATAATACAACCGGAATAGGAAACATAGGAGACTATATTGTTCAAGCTAGGGTGTACGGTCCACTTGGAGAACCTGATAAAGAAATATACTTTAAAAACTTCAGATTTGATGTAGACAGGTCTTATCGTGATGTTTCTGATGCTTACAAGCAACTATACTATGACTTTGAAAACAGATCCTGGAGTCCAGGGCATAAGTCTTATCGCCTTCCTATAAACCAAACCACTGAAACTATAGAAAATATGCACATCTATGGTCTGGACGAAGACACCGAATATCAACTAAACATTATTGATGCTTCGGGAGGAGTGTTTAGTGTCAACGAAGTATCTTTGGCGGACATAACTCACACGGCTGGAAGAACTGTAAATCAGTTTGATTTAGACAAGGAAAAATTTACCTCTGAGCCTTGGGCAAGAAAGGGATACACAGATTATAGAGGCTTCTTCTTCAAGCAAGAAGATGGTCAATGTCTCTCTTTAGGCGGGGCTGATTACTATCTATCCGCACTAAATCAAGCGGGTTCCTATGGATACTCCAGCGTAGCAGTTCTGGGAGGCGAAAGACTTCCCGCAGTAGATGTAAACGATAACTACAACGATGTTATATCTGCATCTGGTTATCTTGGAGGAAGGAATAGCCACCAACCAGTTGCCTGTTTCTCCTTTACACCAGAGGAATATGGACTGTCTCCAAGAGACAAGGCATATCTTCAATTTACAACTGCCCTAAAAACTGCCGCCACAAGTTCTGTTGACGCTTTTATTTTTGGTATAGCAAGAGACGGCGACCAGTTTTATTCATTTGCACCAGAGGATAACACTTGGCATAAAGGTTTCAACTTTAGAGCTGTATCTCAGTCAGTTTCAAGTCAACCTAGCCAGAACGGGGATGTTTGGCAGTCTGATGCTTATAATTTCCAATACATATCTCAAGAGTTTACAGTACCAACGATAAGCGAAACGGCAACTATTATGTTCGGGATGTACTTTGAGGGCATCAACGGAACCACTACCGCCGACGCTCTTATCAAGGAAGCTCATCTGTTTAGAAAACTAGAAAAAGGTGAAGGTTATCGAGTTTCAGGGGATTCATTCCTGTTCCCAGAGTTTCCTCGTCCTGAGGATGAAACTGTTCAAACGGCAGGGGCAAGTGGGACAGCAGGGGAGTCTGGTCATCTTAGAAACAGAATAAATTTCTTTTCCACTTCGTCAGTAGTGTACGCTAATGGTATTAGCTCAATTGTGCTTTTTAATCAGCCAACCGCCCCTACCGATGCAGGGGATAAATCTTTCTTTGAAGCGGTGAACCAGGGTGGGTATCTCCCCTCTGCTGGGATGTTCTTTCCTTCAGGATCATTTGGTGATTCGCCTGCGGTAACCTTAACATCTGCACTTCTAAATGTATATGGAGCCATAAATCACGACGGATTTATCTATAGGCATCCTAGACTAGACCCGTCAGGCTACATTGCAGATGAAGCTAAGATGGGATTCATAGTATCCTCCTACGGTCAAGCAGGGACTTTAGTATCTGGAACCAGAATAGCCATACAAATACACAAAGATGATTGGAAGTTTATAGATTATTATAATGGTGGCGTAGGTGGCTTTGGTTTATGGTCCATTGATAGAGCAAAATCTATTTCCAAGGGATTAGGACCGAACTTCCTCTTCACGACTGCCAATGCTACTACCATTTCGTTCGGGGATGGACAACCACTATATAACCATGATTATAGCCTCCAGCCAGAGTTTAGGCTTCTGGCAAAGAAGGTTGCTTTCCCCCCAGGTCTTCATATTGATTATGATACCACTAACTACTTAACCCTTCTTTGGGACATAGACTATATCTAAAATGCTGTTCAACGAAAAAACAAGCCCTAAGGGTCACCTTGAAATCTGGAAGCAATATGCTGACGGTACTAAGGAACTTCATTACTCTGATGATAATGTAATTTGTTCAGGTATGGGGTGGACCCTTTCTGAGTTCTTTACTGCACCTCTTCAGGAGCCTATTGATAAATATCAGCTAACTTATTTCCAAGTAGGTATTTCTGGCTCCTCAGCTTTACAAGTAAGCAGCACGGGTGAGCTATCCGCAAACCTTACCTTGGATCAGTATGGAACAGGATATCTAGATCTTTCGCAGCATACCTTATGGAACAATGGAACTACTACACCGGGAGAGGTTTTTGGTGTGATTCCTTACGCATACATTAGAAAGATTACGGATACGAAAGTTCTATACCAAATTGTGTTAGACCAAGCATCCTGTAATATAGGCGAAGACCCAGGAGGAATTCCACTCAACGAAATTGGCTTGTTTGCCAAGAATCCGTTTCACGGAACCGTTTCACCAGAACAGTCTGTTTTGGTGGCGTATAGATATTTCAAGCCCATCTATAAAACAGATGCGATAACCCTCATTTTTCGATGGAGCATCGACTTCTAAGCTATGACTAGTTTCAAAGATATTACTTCCCTTGGTGGCGATGGAGTCATCAACCTAGGCTTCGACACAAACATACCGAAGTACGATCCATCTAGTTTTTATAACTATGAGGAGGACAACATTCCCCTTTGGAGTTTGGAAGCTAATGACCGTACTCTATACGAAGCTTTAGGATCTCCAGGCGGGAACCCCGATGGTGTTACTATGACACTTTCTTCCACGGGTAACTTTGATCTTGATCAAGGAATCTATGATAGTATAGATGATATTATTGAGCGCATCCCCAAAAGACTGAAGTATCCTGTGCGCGTAGAGCTTTGCGCTTATGGAGATCTCGGTCATCTAGGTCTTCTAAATATCACCTGTGAAGGTGCTGGCAGGATTGAGTTTATTAACAAGGTTTACGCAGAGGACTTAAACGGGCAAGTAACTTTGCAAACTTCCGTTAGCTCCTCCCCGGAAGGCGCACTAAATCACATCCTAAATGTGTCTTCTAACGATTTCTCTGGTTCCCTAGACGCTATGGCATCAGAGAAGACAGGCTCCACGCTCCTAAACACTACCACATGGGATAATAACGCCAGGGTATTTGCGATGGTTGGTCCTGATACTGACCGCGAAGCAATTAATATGTCGGTCCATGTAGCCTCTGCAACTGGCTCACCAACCTTCTTTGGAGCAAATAATAGATTCCTTTTCAAGAACTATGGAAAGGAGGAAGACAACTCTGTAACCTCCCTAGACGCTGCCCCCAAAACTGGCTCGGGCTTGGACTTTATGGTAAACAAGAAGTCTATTCTTGAGCAGGGAAGCCAAGTAAGTATGGCTGGCTTTGGCTCTTACTTTAGCTCTATTGAAGTAAAAGATTGCCAAGGAACTGTAAAGTTTACAAACATTCTTGTAGACAGCGCATCCGGCGTGGACGATGTTGATGCTAATGGTTGCGCTCACCGAGGTAACACTGGATGGGACATTGAAAATTCAGAAGTCATTCTTGATAACTGTGCTTCAATAAGAAATATAAAGCAAGGGTTTTTTGTAAAGAACTCAAGAGTAAAGTCTACTGGTCACCTTATAGCTTGGAGAAACTATACTAAGGCCGATCAAAATAACAGGAATCAGGACGGCGTAGGATTGCTTGCTTTGAATTCAGATATTGAGTTTGATTCAACTTTGTATGATGAGTCCAGAAAGTATATGATCATGTTTGCAAAGAGTAAATATGGTCTTGAGATGAGAAATTCAACTCTAAGAGGTGGGGTACGACTTACTTCTAATGATCCCGAGTCCGCGTCTGGTTTACCTAACGGTGGATCCCAAAACAACACTAGAAATATAATCACTGGAGGGTTGCAAAACCTCAACAATGTTACTGGCGCAGGAGGAGACAGGCACACATCAATCCTTCACGCTTGCTGGAATACTGACACAGGTATTAAGTTAGAAGGGTCGGATGTTGAGTTCCGAGGTAGAATCTCCGCGTACCTAAACCAAAATCAAGGGCTGGATATGATTCGTACTGAATCCAGACTAACCCAGTTTACCTTAAACCACAATGGAGATACTGGTCTACGACTAAAAAACTCCAACCTTACCTACGGCTGGGAAGTAGATGATTTTGCAGATAAGCCTGACAATTACTCGGCAATCATTTATGCCAGCGATCAGTTCGCTGGAGGAAGCAATGATACTGCTGTTGCAATCAGAAACAGGGCGCAGTTCAACGCTGATGCTAATAACCAAAACATTGTAGTTGACAGAGGAAGCACACTTATTCCCTTTAGGGTCAATAGCATTCCTACTCTTTATGGTAGGTGGGGAGGTGGCTCTTGGACAGACGCAGATGCAACATACGGAATTGGAAGCGACTGCATCTCTCTTCCCTCAATTCACTATGGAGCAACTTATAACCGAGTCAACAACCTCCCTGCTGTCCTAGTTACAAATAACTCGACCGCTGAGTTTGTAAACTTTGCTGCGGGTGTAGAATCAAAGGATACTGGAAAGGGCAAAGTAGCTGTCGCATCAAACGGCTCTAACCTTATCTTCAGGGGAACCTCTGGTAGTACGACAACCATGTCCATGTATCCTGTGAATGATGTTACTACCCAGTTCCGCAGTTGGCTCACTGCTGCTGTGGTAGCCATGAATAACTCAACTCTTGAAATGACTGGTCCTACCAAGATATCAAGATTTGGAATTGGCGTTCTCGCTGAATCAGGGTCACAGTTTTCTGCAAAGCCCCCTACTCTTTTAGGCACGGATTCTGTCCTTGATGTCTCTGGATATAACTTGGATACTAGTGGAAATCACACTACTCTTGAAGTTCATTCAACAAGAGCGGCACTCGTTGCCAATAAGAAATCTTCCTTAAATCTTGTATCTCTTGGAGGTACAACTCGCACTGATGGAACCACTGTATCAAACTCCGTTGATGTTTTAACTAACAGTTTCGGTGATCCTTACATTGGTGATCAAAACAATCAATATAAAAACAGCACTGTTGGGGGATATGTAAAGTTCTACCCGAATGGATTTACTAGTTCAATTGCTGAGTTCTCACAAGTGTCTATTCCAACATCAGATGCTTTTAATAGAACTAAAAATACTATCTTAGATGATTCTTTGCATTCTACAGGAACCACCGGGGGTATGTGTGTGCGAGCTATCCAAGATAGTTCCGTAGATGTAAACCTAGTAAACTTTAAAGTACTTTTAGCCCCTGCGGACTTGTCTGGTGCTTTTTATAATCTCAGTGGCACTGGGGCTGAGTATGCGGGTGGAGTTGGTGCTGGTGGAGAGTCGGGCGGCTTCGGCGGAAACGGTAGCACCGTAGTAACCGGAACTGAAGATCCTCCCACTGGTAACTCCGAAGCCAGTGAGTTCAATAAGTTCGGCACAAATACCGCAGCCGGACAAGGGACAGGCGCAAGCGAAGACAATTGGACTTTATCACGAATTGATCCCTTGTACTCTAACCGAGGAGGCTCTCAACCTAATAACTTCCCCTCTGTCGAGGAAAGTTTGTACAGCCCCGTGGTTGGAGATGGAACCGATTATGATGGGTTACACAACCCAGGAATTCCAGTTGTAGGGCAAGAGAGATATGGGGATGTCTCTGGTAGAGATGGAAGAGATTACATTCCTGTAAACACTGACCTGGGTTCAACCGTTAATGGATGGAACTTAGGATCACGAATTCATATTTGGAATATCGCAGATACTTCAAGAATCCACGCAGCCAACACTCTCGTAAACTACGGAGATCCAGAGACTTATTGTTCAAGTGTAGGTTTCCACGGTCCAGGAGGAAAGTGGGCAAATGGCGTAGCTCTTGATTACTATGGACACGAAGGAAGGAGAACCACCTATGGTTCCCTCGGTAATGAGTTCCATAACCACGGAGTTTTCCGACTGATCTTTAGCACAAGAGGAGACCTAAAGACATTCTATGGGGTTTCTTCCTTTGCTGATACTGCTGCTGTTTTCGCAAACACGAATGTAAGTGGAGGAATCCCAGTAGACCAAGTGAACGGCGCAGGATACCAGTTCCTTCTACAAAATGTAAGAACCTTGGACCTATCAAATGAGAGGCGGCATATTGGGTCTCAGGACGGAGATTTCATGCAAGGAATTTATCAACTATCTTCTTGTGGTAGAGTCTTCGGATGGGGCGCACCCGCCTGCTCTGGGCTTTCTGGCGTAGCAACAATGCAACC